CAGATGCTGAGGCAATACCAGGCGGAAGATAATAAAAAAAGGGAGGTAAAAACCTCCCTTTAAAGTTTAAGGAATAATATTCCTTAGGCTTCTTTAGCCAATCGTGAGAAATAACTCAGAGTATCATCATCATTACTTTCACTTTTAATCTCTGGCTCGTTGCTCGTAGGAATGGATGGAGAAGTGGCAACTTCATCCAGAGATACTGACTCCGCTGTTGTCATTGGAGCAGATTCACCTAGAACTCTCATGAGTTTTTCTTGGAGTTCACCATAGGATTTATAAGTCTTAGGATCAAGGAACTCCTGTAGACTATGCATTCGATTATAGACACCTTCTAATTCGGTATCATCACCGTTAAGTAAAGCAGCTGGTGCTGCAAACTCAGATTTATCATAATTACGATAACCTTCAACCTGTCGAATTTTCAGTTTGAAATCGGCACCTTCCCAGAAGTCAAATGGATTAACCGGCTTTTCGTCCTGGAATTGTGGTTGCATTAAATCCATGATTTTATCAAAGATTTTTTTACCGAACTGATAAAGGAATACTTTTCCTTCATTAGCCGGATTTGAAGGATCAGACACAACCATAATGTTGGTTACATAATGTAGCCTACGCTTACGATCTCTAACAGTCTGTTTATCTTCATCTCTACCTGTATTCCAAAGTTTAGAATTCATTTCAGAAACAGGATCAGGTTGACTGATTGAGGTTAAAGATTTTTCAATGTACCATAATCCACCTGGACCTTTAAAGCCGTGATCCCAATATCGAACCCAGGGGAGATCCTCACCCTCTGGTGCTGGGAGAAATCGGATTACTGCGTAACCATTACCAGCTTTATCAACTGTTGGTTTCCAGAACCGATCATCTTTGTAGGATTTTTGTTCTCCTCCGCCACCAGCTGCGCTGGCTGCTTCGGTTAGTTTAGCGATATCGTTTAGACGATTTTCTTTTAGTGCTGCAAAAGACATATGTATTTTCTCCGTATTTTGTATTTGCTGAATTGTCCACTTTATTCATAATCAATAACTATATTATACCACAGTTTCATTAGAATGTAAACCCTTTTATTGCAATTTTTTGCATTTTTTTCAAGTCACAATTAACAAAAGTGCGATACTTCTTAATCAACCGAGACACGTCTGGCCAAACAATTGTCTCAGTTATTTTTTTATCTGCATCTTTCATGAAACCTACTAGTTTATCTAGTATGACCACAGATTCCAAACAGATATTGTTACTCATATATTCCTTTACTACTAAAGGATGAGTATCAATGAGAAAGAGATCATCAAATTGATTTACTCGTTCTGTTAGACTATTTATATCATTCGTAAATGTATAAGTCAAAGATTCTTTTTTTCTTTTCCATTCTGTAAAATATTCATCTCCTTCGAACATATCACCTATCCATTTATTACCGTTAACAAATTGTGATATGTAGAAGTCTACCAGTTCATCTGGTTTGTTAAATTTTCTTGATAGTTTTGCGAAATGGTATTTGTCTCTTCGTTTCCAAAACGATTGAGGACTAATAGATGTTTTAAAGTTATACTTAGGCGCATCATAAGAATCACTTTCAAAGTGAAGTTTTATTGCCATATAATATTTGTAAGCGTCAAAAGGTTCCATAATGTATCCATAGCCCCCATATTTCAGGGGGCTAATTAATTTATTCAGGTAAGAATGCGTCGATTCCGTCAACGTACTTGTTCATACCTAGTAGTTCACCAACAGATTTTCCTGGGAAAATAGTAAACTTGCCTGATAGAATATCAGCCTGAATTTTTTCAGCAGCTGCTTTCACGTTTGCAGGCATATTTGTATAAGGTGCCATTTCAACCATTCCGGTGTCCATGCCTCCCCATGTATCTGTCATTTCCCATGTTCCGTCCATAACTGCTTTTACTCTAGCAACATAGTAAGGACCCCACTGATCGATGATTGCAGTCAACTGAGTATTAGGTGCAAAGTTAATCATGTCAGATGCTTGACCAAAAGCCATGATTCCTTCTTTTTCAGCGACTTGTAGAGGTGAAGTAGAATCTGTATGCTGTGTAATAATATCAGCGCCTTGACTGATTAGAACTTTAGCAGCATCAGCTTCTTTACTTGGATCATACCAAGTGTTAACCCATACAACATCAATATCAAAATCAGGATTGATTGAAGTTGCACCAAGATAGAATGCATTGATTCCTCTTACAACTTCAGGAATTGGAAAAGATGCAATATAACCTGCTTTTCCATTTTTACTCATCATTCCTGCGATTACACCTTGAATATATCTTCCTTCATAAAATTTAGAAGAATACACTGACATATTAGGTGCGGTTTTATAACCCGTTGCGTGTTCAAACTTAATATTTGGAAAGTCTTTAGCAACTTTTAGCATTTGTTCCATATAACCAAATGAAGTAGCAAAGATAATATCAGCACCTTGCATTGCCATCTGCCTCATAACTCTTTCAGCATCAGGTCCGTACTTTACACTTTCCACATAAATAGTTTCAACTTGATCGCCAAATGCTTCAACAACAGATTGACGTCCTTTGTCATGCATGTATGTCCAGCCGTGATCGCCGACAGGTCCAACATAAACAAATCCGACTTTTAACTTTTCACCTGCAACCGCAGAAAAAGCTAAAGTCAACGGTAGTAGTGCTACTACCAGAGCCCTTAATAGTATTTTCATAGATTTCCTTTCGAGGGTGTTGAGGCGGGATCGTAAGGAGATACTCCGCCAGTTGATAATTTAAAATACTATATATACGATTAGGAAACTTGAACCGCAATATAGATGCAGAGACCGAGGATTACAAGTTTGCCATAATCTAAATCAAACTTAGTTCCCTCGCCATAACTGTCTTCCCACATTTCTTTAATTTTTTTCATATTATTCTCCTAAAATAATCCTAACAATTTTGCATTACCTGCAATGATAAAGAGACATGTTGTAATATGTAACATGACCCATAAGCTTCTAACGAGTAACATGTATCTGTCATAAGGTCTTGTCTTTTCATCTGAATAACTACCTAAAGCATACATCCAGATTTTATAAACCTTACCCCACACGGTTTCCTCTTAAAGCAAAATATAGAGCACCTACCCATAGTAATACATGAAGATTGTCATATAATATAACATCCATAATACTTTCTGGCTCACCTATCCATATGACACCTGTCATAATACAACATAAAGTAATACCACTAAAACGCGTGATTGCATCTCCAATATCTGGAATATAGCATCTATCTAAAATTGGTAGATATGGTTTGTTCATTAAGCCGCCGACAACAAGACCTAGTCCTCCAAGTAATTCACCATAAGCAACAAACCACCAGACAAGATATGATAATCCGTATGATGCTGCTTCATCTACATCAACAGGAATCTTCATCAATCCTTGTTGAATAAAGATAATTGCTAATGGTATTCTAAACAACCAGTGACTTAAACAGAAGTCAGGTAGTCTACTAAAAATATTTATTTTGCTCGCCATCTATATACTTCCTCTATACAAAAATTTCTTCCAAACTTGCATGTGTTATCACCACGACAAACCTTCTCGTGTTTGCTATTTTGCCAACACTCCGAAGTCCATGCACTAACATATTTATTAACTACTCTATCCCAAGTGTCGTCAATAAACATTAGACCTATAAGTGGCAGTATCATAGTTAAAAAGATAATCCACATAAATGCTGCGCCAAAACCTTCATTATGATACGGTCTCATTTCTTATACCTCTCATTCATTTCTTTTATTCTGTCTAGGTATTCTTCTTCAAGAGCCGGATCATATTTACTTCCAGTTCCATCTGCACCCCAGTTATTGAAAGATGCAACGATAATTATTGCAACGAACGCATAACTAAGATATTTTAAAAAAGTCAAAAAGCCTCTGTATGTTACTTCAGCTTCAAGTTTTGCATGTTCACGTGGTGTCATTATGATTCTCCAAAAACTGTGTTATGTGTGTTATTCACACGTACAAATGTTGAGCATTTAGAAAGTGTTTTAAGTTTCTTTGCTCCAACATAGGTGCAAGCTGATCTTACACCACTCAATATATCGATGATAGTATCTTCTACAGGTCCTTTATAATCAACCTCTACAGTTTTACCTTCTTCACCGCGATATTCTCTATGAGAAACTTTATGTCTGTCCATTGCAGTATTAGATGACATACCATAAAATTTCATTTTACCATCTTTAATTTCTCCGTCACATTCATCATGACCTGCAAGCATTCCACCAATCATTACAAAATCGGCACCACCTGCAAAAGCTTTTGCAATATCACCAGAGTTATTACAACCACCATCAGCAATGATATGACCATCTAAACCATGAGCCGCATCTGCACATTCCATTACAGCGCTGAGTTGTGGATAACCTACACCAGTTTTGATTCTTGTAGTGCACACCGAGCCTGGTCCTACACCGACTTTAATAATATCTGCACCAGAAAGAATCAGTTCCTGAGTCATATCTGCAGTGACCACATTACCCGCTATGATTGTTGCATCTGGACATGCATCTCTTAATTTTTTAACAGCATCAACAAAACTAATGGTATAACCATTTGCAACATCTAATCCAATAAATGCTG